TTCTATTTTTCTAAAAAAATCTTGAAATAATCTTGATCCTTCTAAAATATCTCTTGAAGTAAGTCCACCAGCTAAAAATTGAGAAGCATCATCTGCTTCATCTGCTATTTGAGAGGCACCAGTTCCTATTTTATCTATAAAGGCTCCTACTTTTGTAAATGTAGCTTTAAGTTTTCCTACTCCTGGGAAACTTGATGGTATACCATTTAAATCATTTAAAAGGTCTTGATATCCTATCTCTCTTAATAGTTCGGCTACTGAAGCTAATTCGTTTGATATAGCAGTTATAGTACCTGGTATCTTTTTATCATAAGATACATTAAAAATACTAAATAAAGCAGGTTTTTTAGTTTTAGGATCGACTGGAGGGTCTATAGTTGAAACACTATCAATATCAATTGTAAAGTTATCACCATCAATTCCAATTACCCTTCCCCTCATAGTTGTACTAATTTTAGGATCTTGTGTTTTTAAAACAAGAATACTATCTTGTGAAATAGAATAAGGGGAACCTTGTGGGGGAAAGCTTAATACAAATTTTTGTTCTCTTATTAATGAAATAGGATTTCCAGACACATTTACATTTTCAGCTTCACCTGGGCCAGGAACTAATGAAAAATTTCTAGCTAATTCAAAAAAATCTCTTATTTTACCTTGAAATCTATCAAATTTTTCAAAAGGAGATTCAGCATTTGGATCATCTGATAAATCAATTTTTTCTTTAATAGCATTTTTTGCCTGGGTTAAGGCAAATGAAGCAGGATTACAAAGTTCGTAACCATTTAAAGTTTTCATTAAAGTAGTTAAAGATCTAACACTAGGATCTTTAAAAAATGAAGCATCATTAAGTATTTTTTTACGTGAAGAAGGATCACCATTTTGGTATGTTGCTAAGGCGTCTGAATCAAATGTTTTTTTACCATAAGTAACTTCAAGGCTAATTTCTTCAAGTTTTTCAAGAAATTTTTTAGCACTGTTTCCAGCTCTAACTATTGTTGATGGGATAGGTTTTGTAGACATTATTTAGTAAAGTTTTGATTAGAAACAATGTCTGGTAAGACTGTAATAATAGTTTTAGATAATTGGGATAAATTTTTAGAAGCTATTTTATCAGTTGCAGATTTTCCACCTATTGAATCTTCAGCCTCTGATATAGCTTCTGCTACTAATTGAAAAAATGTAGCACAACTAATGAGTAATTCTTGAAGTTTATCTCCTTTAACTAATGGATGGTTTGCTTGCTCACCAATTCCTAACTTAATTTTATTAGCATTTACTATAAAACTACCTTCACTATCAATGTTTATACTTCCGGGTGCAGCTAAAGAAATTGATTTTTTAGAATTTAATAAAATAAAATCATTTTTAGCATTTAAATGTAGTCTATCAGAATTTAAAATAATTTGAGTACCACTATAAGGGAAAGAAGGGATGTAAGGTACTTCAGGAGTATCTGTTCCCGGTATAACATCAGAATCTGTTACAAATTCAGTTCCTTCAGTAGTAACATTTGGACCACCACTATCTTCTAATCCATCTACTCCAGGAATTTTATCAAGTTTTGCTAATTCTCTTTTAGCTTTTTTCTTTTTTTTCTTTATTCCAAATATAGCATAAGTAACTCCTTCAGGAATACCAGGAATATTTTGATATAAATCAATTAAAAAATTATATATGTCTATAAAAAACTGTAACATTATCTTCCAGGGTTATTATTAGTTTCTTGAATAGCAGCTTGTTTTTGGACCAAATTAGGGTCTGTACTTAAGTCAGGTTCTACATTAATAGAATCCTGAGCTTGGGAAACTGAATCTGCTTCTTTATTAGATACAAATTCATTTCCTTCAGGTTCAGATATTTTTTGGAATTCAGTAGTAGTATCTTCAGGGGGTGTAATATCAACTCCATAAGAAGATAATTGACTATATGCTAATTGGATTGGAATGTTTTGATTAGAGGTTAAATATATAGAAGACCCATCATTATTAACATCTTCAAAAATAGGTTCCCAAGCATCAAACGCAACTCCTTTTTCTTGACCATTTCTTAATATTGTAATTGGGCTGCCGTTATTTCCATCTTTACTCCATGGGTTTTGTGGATTAACTTTAAATTTACTAAAATTTTCTTTATATTTTCCTGTAGAAGAAAATCTTAAGGAATTACCAAACCTTCCTTCAAAAATAACATCTCCTTCTTGAGGATATAAATTTTTAATATCAGAGGTTTCTTCATAAACTTTTCCAGTAGTAGGTCCACTTTTGGGATTATCAGGATTATTAGGTATTCCTGCCTCTACAGCTTGTATTGTATTAGTATCAGTAGATGTATCACCCTCACCTAATTGAGAAGGAAATACATTAGCATTTGTATTATTCCAAGTTGGTAAAGAATTAGTATAATAATATGTTTGTGCAGTAGTGTCACCAGATATCATATTTTCTTTAGAAGGACCTAATATTACAAAAACAATTTCATTAACTAAAGGTAAAGTTCTTATATTAATATTTAAAGGTAAAGCAATATTATTTCGTAAATTACCTCTTAAATTTTGAGCTTCGTTTAAAGATTCAAATCTTATACTTCCAACACCCCAATAATCTTCTTGAACTTTAAAAAGTGATTTTTCATTATCATCAGGAGTAATATTAACCTCTGTAACTCTAACAGGTACAAACCCTGTTAAGTTAGGAAAACCTCCTCCAGATGAATTACCTCCAAAAAATTTACCAAATTCTAAAGACATCTAGTTTACTATATCATTTTCTTTTACTACTACTTCATCTATTTTTTGGTCTAATTCTTGAAGTGAGCTAAATAACATTTCTTTATCTTCATCAGAAAGAATTTCATCAGTATCGGCCATTTTACTATTCATAGCACGTTGAACAATACCTGCCATTTTAATTAAGGCATCATCGTTTTTAATGGCTAATTCCATATATTCTTTAATTAATGGAACAATCATTGTAGCTTCACCTGGATCAGTGATTAATGGTTTTAGTCCTTCAATTAATGAACGTAATTGAACTTCTTTATCTTTTTGATTAGAATGTATCTCTTTTAATAAATCAGAGAAACTTTTTTTTCCAAATAAATTTACTTGTGTAAAATCCATAATTGGTGGTTTGGATATAAATATGGATTAAGTAGAAATTTAGAACCTCATACTTACTGTTCCCGTTTCAATATATTGTGCCATTAATTTCTTTTGAATTTTCTTCATTCGTTTAATAACTTTTGTAATTTGGGGAGTAGCTTGATCTGTCATTTCACGTATATAAATATATATTGCTTTTTTATTAAACAATTCTATATTTTCTCTTCTTCTAAATAATGAAATAATAGCATCGGCTGTTTTAGCATCTTCTTTCTTAGGAAAATGTGTAAACAAATGTAAATCAAAATATTTAATTAGATATTCTATAAACTCGGTTGCCTCATCTTTAGGTTGATCTATTAAATTTTGGTTATTAACTAAATCAATAGTAATAGATTGGTCATTATCTATAGCATCTACTTCTGCTCGTTGTTTTAGTTTTTTATAATTGTTATTATTATATAAAATTAAATAACGTTTTGCAATAGTTCCAAAATATGAAAATGCTTTACCTTTCTCTTGTTTATATAAATGTAATTTTTCTAATAAAAAAGCAGTTACCTCATGTTGTAATTCGGCTATAGTATCTACTTCGGTATAGTAAAATTTAAAAGTATGGATAATATTTTCTGTTAGTTTATGAAAACCATACCATATACGTTCGTTATATATTTTATTACGTTTAGCTTGATCAGTAGTATTTAAATACTCAATGATAGCTTCTTCTGTATCAGGTGTAAAGTATTGATTTTTTGTTTTAGGTCTTCTTAATCTAAGAGTACCTTTTTTAGTGTATTGAGGGCCTTCGTCTTTTTGGGGTACAGCTAGAACTTTGCCCTGCAAATCATCATCTATAGGTAGATTCATTTATTTATTTGAGTTATACTCGTTTATAAGCGCTTGAATCTCTTTTATGCCCTTAAAAAACCACCCTATTTCATCATCTGATTCGAATATTTGTTTTGAATCAATTTCTTTAATTTTACGATCTGATTCGGACATTATAATAGACATATCATCTATGTATTTATCTCTTTTATCAAGAGCGTCCTCTAGTTTTTCGTTCTTACGCATCAAATTCCAAATAATATAGAATATGGTAGTAAAACCAAGAATACCAACGTTAATTAAAATAATAGTTTGTGTTTCCATTTTAAAGATTCTTTACTAAATCCATTAAATTTCCATCTTTAGAACCTATTTTACCTAAGTTAGAATTAACTCGGTCTTGTTTTGTAGTCTTAACTTTATTTTTTTCTTGACCCCCAAAGGTATCTAGCCATTCTCTTTCAAACTCAATACGTGCTGCCATAAGGTCAGCCTGGTGTAAAATAAATGGTAATGAAGTACGAGGTTTAGTTTCGGGCATAAATCCTTTAAGGTAGGATTCATTTGCCTTATCATATAAACCATCGTGTGTTTTAATAGCAATCCACTCATTAGTTGTAAGTTGAATTCCTGCTTGTTGTATTAAGAATAAAGTACGGTCTGGAACTGTCATATATTCATTTGATGTATTGAAGGTGTACATCTCACCTAAATTTTTCTTCCTCCATTCATCCTTAGATGGAAAAACAGAAGTATGCTCTAAAGAGCCAATTTTACCTAAATCATGGTTTAACGCGGAGACAAATAACTCTTCATCTGTATACGTATCTTTTGTTCCCATTTCCTGCCATACAGCACTTACTTTGAATGCGGCAGTAATTACACGTATAACGTGCTCAACATAACCCCCGGGAAAACAGTTGTGATACGCCTTCTTGTGAGAGGCTGGGAGTAGGGCAATACGTTCATCCAATTTGTTGTAAAAATCAAGGAATTGATCTTTACGATCCCCTTTAACGTATTTATTAATGCCACTAAGAAGTACCTCGTAGTTCTCCTTTATTTGCTCCGCTGTTAAAACCATTTATTCTTGTGTTTCGTTACTTAAATAAGTTTGTGATTGTTCTATAATTTCTTTTATAATATCAACCGTTTGATTTACATTAATATGCTCACCACGTTGTGAATTATGTTTTACAACGTTAAGTTGGTTTGAAATTTTATCTAAATTTCTTAATATTAAATCTTTATATCTCATAATAATATTGTGTGAGGATTTCAAGTGCTTCCTCAATCGTGTTAAATATACGAACGCCATTTAGCGTTTCCAAGTCTGTATCGGATAGTATATAAATATATTCTCCTGGGTTCTTTTTGAAATAAATGATTGGATAAGATTCGGTTTTTAAATTTTCCTCTAACCAATCACCCATTGCTGGGTTGTGGTCAATATTAATATCTTTATAAGGAATTCTTAATTTATCGAGGGTGCCCTTTAATAATGAACAATATTCACAATATGGGAGTGTATAAATTGTAATTTCTCCCTCCCCTTTCTTATCTATTTTTCCTTTTCCCATTTTTAATTTTTAAAACCAACCGTATCTCCAAGGTAATGGATTAGTTTTGCTTCTCCAAATTTTCTTGCAATATTTTTGCCCATTCTTTTAATTGATCAATCCCTTCACTATACTTACTCTCTACAAATAAGGGTAAAAGGTCATTTTCAAGTGAATTTACAACTTCTTCTAATTGATTTTTAGTCATCCTAGAAACAATCATATCACCCTTAGTATCCTTTAAAAATAAGGGCTCAAAAGGCGATAAAGCAATACCAAGTAAACTATCTCTAGTATCAGCCACCTCTTTATGGGCTTCAGTCATTTGATCTAAATAATTCTCTAATATATCTCGTGTATTCATATTTTAATTTAAAAATTAGACTCCTTAGACTCCTTTAAGGGAAAAAAACTTACTTACTCTCCCCATAACTAATAATACATATATACTATCTTGCACGTAAAACAACGAATAACGTGTCTCTTACAAACCACTCATCATCAAATGTCACATCCATATATATTGCAATAGTATCGCGTTGTTTTACCGCAGATTTGTGGATTGGTCCGACATTTTGTTTAGCATAGAGGTCAAGTACTTTTGGTTGATAACCTTGAACTTTACCATTAAATTCTCTAGGAGCATCAAACCTAACGCTGCTACCACTAACATAAGGAACGTTATCAATATAATTAGTGTTAGTCCCATCGTTATAGCGGTTAGGAGTAGAAAAGGAGGCCCAAATATTATACTCCCCATTATAGCGGTAACGCTCGGGCATTTTATTCGCCTCGGCGATGAGGGTAAAGTATGTATCTGATTGGAGCGTGTCAAGATATACTTCTTGGTATTGTTTGTTTTTGACGATGAATGCTTTGGGGGTATAATTTTCTTCATCATTTAATAAGAATTTTGAATGGTCTTCCCATAAGGAATCTGGAGTACAGCTGGATAAACCAATACACGATAGTATTACGAGTATAAAATATAATATCCATTCCCCTTTACTTGTTTTTTTATTTTGCATGATATAACCTTTTTAATTGAACACATAAATGTACGATCCCTATTTTAGGGAGCCAAATTAAGCGTGACTTAGATTTTGCTCTAAATTCCAAGTAATAAATTGCTCTAAATTAGCATCGGGATCACCGATCTCATTCCATTCAAATAAAATAGAATCTGCGATTTGACCTATTCGGTCGCTAGATAATTCTGGGATTGGTATTCCGCTTTCTTGTTGTAGTCTAATGATATCTAATATCTCTTGTACTACGTAATCTTTGTTTAAATACTTCATAACCTTTATTTTTAAAATATGGGGTACTCACTTGAGTTACATTTCATAGTAGACTCGGGATTTTAACCCTGTACCCCCATATTTAAAATTTATTTTTTATTTCACCGTAAATATACGAACAGATATCCGTATATCCAAGTATCTATGCAAAAATTTTGTTAAAAAAAGAAGATCAATATCTCAGTCCTCACGACGAAAAGGGTTAAAACGGGACTTGCCCTTACGAGTGTAGGTAGTCTTAGGGGTATAAGGAGGAGGGGTACGGAGAGCGGCGTTCCATAGCTCTCTCTCAAGTTGAACCTGAGATAAGGTCGTATTTTTTAATTTTTTCTCGTTTTTCATTGCAATATTCTATTCCGTATTTCATAAAATCCTCTATATGTGTTTCCCAATGCATTCTGTAATCATAACCATTATCAAAACTTTCATTGCATTGGCTACATAGGATTTTTTTTAGTTTTTTCTTTTCCACATCTACCACATTTGGTTAAATAAGCTGCATTTAGGGCTCCGCATCCGCAAGTCCATGTATTGTCAACTAGATATCCTGGTTTATTCATTCCATCTTTTTATTATGTTCCATACTATTAAAATATTACAAATTACGGCTTGTAATACAATTAGGGTCCTTATGAATGCAATTCGGTCTGCTTCTTTAGTGTCTCCTATTTTTTCACCAAGGGCTTTAGCCCATAATCTCCAAAAACGTGTCATTTATATTGAGTTGTATATTCGTATATACTAATCGATGGCGGGATCTGTTAGAGATCTTTGAATCCGTCAACACTTTTTTTACCGACCGCGCACCATCGATGGACCGCGGCGATTATGGGAGCGATCCGCTAATAATCCGCCATCGGCCCGCTATCGGCCCGATCTTTTAAAAATCTTCCTCTTCTCCATAAAAATCATCCTCTCCGTGTTCTTCATATATTCCTGCCTCTTTATCGTCAATTATCGTCTCTAGCGCAACTAATAACATCTCTAATGGATTTTCCACGTCACGTGTGAGATCGCTGGATAGGTTTCCACCGTCGCTGTCTTCGATATATTCTTTAATATCGTCCTGTATTCTGTCTAATTCGTCGTATATTTCCTTTAACGTTGCCATATTATAATTTTATATCAGTAAATATATAAAAAAGGAAGCTCCACCGCCCAATTAAATGGACGGTAACGGTTGTGCGGGTGTAGAAATAAAAGTGTGAAGCGGAAATATGCTACGCCCAATCCCATCTAAGAGCTACCCATATAAAATGTATTTTAAATGTATTATAATCGTTTTCATCGTCCGCTTCCCATAATTGGAAACCAACCAATGCATGCACCTTAGGGTGTGTTAGTTCGAATTTAAATCCCATCGGTATTTCATTACCGGGCTCAATTTCAAAATCATCTAACACACTCATATCGCTTCTTATTTATACGTTAATATACGAATCAATTATGCGGCAACCAACAAACTCATATGAGACTTTACACGTCTACCATCTTGCTCTACCACAACCGTTTTACGGTTAATCTTATTTATCGTCCATGTACCTGGGGCTTTAGGATGATTAATAGTAACTTTGGATCCAACACGCATACTGGATACATTATCAACAGCAATATCTTCAATCAGCATTGATACATTACGCTTCAATTGTTTTAATTGTGCTAAATCTAAACCTAAACTTTTTAACTCTGAATATGTCATAACCTTTAATTTTAATTTCACCGTAAATATACGAACCCCACCCCGGGGCCCCAAATTTTTATTTAATTTTATTTAATTTTTGAAGTATTCTCATTTAAATAACGTTTTTATTGTGAATAATTTTTTCTTTCCACGGTGCGAATTGTTAATTTAACAAAGGATATACTTTATCGATAAGAAATTTGGTTGCATCAACATGCAAGTGCATACACCGCGCCTCGCCATTCATACTTACATCACGTTATTTGGTAATACGCATCTACATATCTACATACCTCCACATATCCTTATATTGGTATTGTAATATATAACGATTATGGTAACGCGTTTAACGCGCTTGAATTATTAAATAATGGGATATGGTTAGGGCTATAGGGTAACCGTTTATCTCGCCGTTATACATTGAATACCAGCGTGTTTATGTTGTGCCCCCTATTTGAATCTACGTTTAAACCTACGATACACATTGAAATGGTGTGATATAATATTTACCAATTCACCGCTTGGATTATACGATGGTTTTAACCGGGTGTTACGTTGTAATGATTTCATTGTATATACATATTCGGTGTGGACACATCCATCAAAAAAATTTTCGAGTCTGAGTCGTTATATTCACCGTCGCTGGATTTATTATATGCTTTTTTATTAATTTTATTTCCAATAGAGTTGTATTATTCTTCC